CCGCTGACATAGCCTGTGAACCCTGCGCCGATCTCACCAGTTGGGCCAATCGTGTATTGCGTTTGTCCTGGCACAATCGGAAAGATGATCTCATTCTTGTAATAGACCATCATTGATTCGTTTGACCATTGATCGATCATGCCGTTCAGCATATCAAAGGCATCTTGGGCAGCGTCAGCCGATGGCGTTTCCCCTGCTTCCAAAGCGCCAATGTCTTTTAATGCTCGGCTAATTATGTCAAGAGGTGTAGTCATTTTGCATCCTTAAAAGTAGCTAACTTCAATAATAGAAGTAACAGGAGGCGCTTGACTAAAAGTAAGAGTAGTGCCGCTTATTGAATAAGTGCTTTTGTCTTGATAAACACCATTGATATAAATGTTTGTTGTATTTACATTGGTTGGTGCGCTTGACAAAGTAAAAGCTGTTTGACTGCCTGTGCCTGTAAAATTAGCAATAACAGGAATCGCTGACGCATAAATGTTGTCGTAAGTTCCAATAACTACACCAGCGGAACTTTCCAAAACAAACTTATAAGACAATCCAGCGGTCAACCAAATCTCACCAGATGGCACACGACCACTAGCATTTAGAACAATCGGATTTGATTGGGCAATGCTGCCAGAACTACTTGTATATGTGGCTTGTTGGGTTGTAGTGCCAGCCGCATAGGTATAAATCAAGCCGCCACTTAGTGGGATGCCATTCGCATCAAAAAACTGCGCTCCAACTCCGCCAAAAGGTGATAAATAAACCATTTTTTTTCCTAGATGTTAGGGGTAAAAACTTGTGGCAACCAAGGAGCTAAAACAGGCTTTTGTGCTTCTAACGCTTTAAGCTGTTCCTCTAGCCTAGATTTTATGTGGCAAACGCCATCTTTAACAGCTTCTTGCTCAATCCAGTTGGAAACCATTTCTTCTGATACTTGCTCAAAAGGAACTTTAATTTTTGGCTCATTGAACCACCAGTTTCCTTCAGTCTCAACCAAGAGATCATCATCAGTTAGGACACATTTGTAATGTGCATGAGTAATTAACCCATCAATAGCTGAAATGCTGGTGATAGTCCATTTGTAGTTCATGAATTACCCCAAGGCAAAGGTAAATTGGAAGCAATAGCAGCCAGTTGATGAGCCAATTGATCTGCTACTTGAGCTTCCGTTTCTGGTTGCAAGTTAGTTGTAATTGTAGTGGTTGTTTTGTCAAATGGGTCAGTAATCGTGATCGTTACAGGTTCAAATATCCATTGCAAAACTTGTGACTCTGTTAGCTCGCTGTAAGGCGTAAATGGGTTTGATGGCTCACCAAGCGTAGCCGTACCAGCAGCCGCAGCGGTCAAATTGTTGACATCATCCGTACCAATACAAAGCCAATCAACATAGATAACCACATCGGTTTTTCCATCAACAGATGGATTTACCGTCATCTTAGGAATTGACCATTTGTAAGTAATCATAATTTTAAGATGCAGTAGTCACAGCAGTCCAGCCTGTGCTGCCGTTGGTGTTTACATAAAGCCTAGTAGATGTTGAAGAACCATCAGTTCGCAAATACAAAGAACCTTGCGCTGCTGACAATGTTGGCACACCAGAACCAAAGAAGATACCTAAATTTGCTGTGCTAGAAAACATATAGCCAGCACCAGCAGTACCACCAGCGGGGACAGAAGTTTGGCCTAAGATGGTTTCAGAACCGTAAGAAATAACTGAGCCATAGTTACCACCAAAAATCACATTGGGGGAACTAATGTCAATTGCTGAAGCGGCTGTTATTGGATTCCAGTTGTAAGGCGTGTATCCAGTATTTGTAGGCAAAGTGGTTAAGTCTTGAACCCAAGCATACCCACTTGTGCCAAACGAAACAAAACCAGCAGTTTTATTAAGATTTGAATTACCAAAACTAACAATGTTTGAACCTTGCCCTGGTTCGGTAGCCAAACTAAAGTCAAACAACCAACCATAATTAACTTCTGAATATGAAGAAGTTATTTCAACACCTGCGGTGATGCCTTGGAATTGAACCCCAATAACATCAGACTCAAAAGAACAAGTATCAATGTGAACGCTTTGCGCTCCATTAAATACCATTCCAATAAATTTAAGACCTGTTCCGCAACGTCTAACAACAATGTTTGATACGTTGTCGTAAAAGAAAAACTGCGGGCTACTTGACAATGCTTCAGCAGAAAAGCCTGAACCAGTTTGACCAGGCGTTAGTGTAACTGTTGCATTGTTGCTTAAAGTAACATTAGCAAAGCCGGAGCCACCGCTATTATTTGCACCTACCGCCGTAACTGTTGTGCCCAACGGAACAAATGCAGCAACAACTCTCTTGCCAACATGAAAATTTGTTTGGATTCCGTTCGCAACTTTAATAACATTTGAGCCAGAAGTTGTTGTGGCGCATTGTGTTTGGTCTGTATAAAACTCAGGAACAAAATCGTTTGTAATAAAGTTGCTGATGTTTTCATATATGTTATAAAAACAAAACTTTGCTTGAATAGATGTAGTTACGTTATACATAACTATATCTTTTACATAGCATGATTCCAAAAATTTATATAGATAAAACGCAATTGTTGCGTTATAAATTGTGCCGTTTTCAAAACTTGAGGATAAGCAGCAAGCACTATCTACTGTCTCAGGTGTAGACCAGTTAGAAATCAATACACCACCAGAAACATAACCAGTAGAAAACAAAGTTCCATTGTTGCCATAAATAGTGCAACCCATAAAATCTGTTTTTGTGTTATTTCCAAAATAAATTGTGTTGGAAATTTTGATCGCTTTGATGGGCCAAACGACTGTGCCGCCACCATTGTTTGCAGCCAAAAGATAAGCCTGTTGAACGTAAGTTGAATAATCAACAGAACCATCTGTAACGTAACCCGCTGGCAAATAATCAAGGATGTTAATGGGCGCACCATTAATCATTGAGTAAGAAACTTTTGTAAGAGACATATTTAATCCTTTTTAGCCTCAAGTTGTTCAATACGATTTGAAAGTTCTTTAACTGCGTTAATTAAATACCAAGTCAGCGGGTCAGCATCAACAGTCATAACGCCAGTAGATTCTGTTTTAACGCACTCAGGCAAGACTTTTTGAAGTTCTTGAGCAATGACACCGAGCTGGACACCTGTTTTGGCAATTGCTTGATCTTGTGGTAAATCGGTGATTTCATCTGGCAAACGATACTCAAAATTACGAACTTGAATTTTGTTAATAACATCTAAACCAGCATTGTTGTCAACAATGTTTTTCTTGATACGTTGGTCAGAAGTGACAGACCAAAGAGTCGAGTTTGCGCCGTTATAAGCGCCAGAACTACCGCCAACGTAAGCAGTATTTGCACCTTTGCCTGATGCCGATACTGCAAGCACAATTTCATTGCTGACAGAGCTGCTAGATGAGTTAGCTAAATAACCAATATAAATGTTATTAGAGCCAGTCTGCATTGACAAAGCACATGAGTTTCCAAGTGCTGTGTTATACGAACCCGTTGTGTTGTTACCTAAAGCAGACCCTGTAACACCAGGAACACCAGCCCCAACAGCGGTATTGTAATTTCCCGTTGTATTGCCGTACATGGATTGGACGCCATAGCCCACGTTCCCCTGTCCGGTTGTGTTTGTTTTTAATGCTTGATAACCAACAGCAGTATTGTATTGTCCAGAAGTATTAGACGATAAAGCCTGATAGCCTAAAACCGTACTAATTGCGTTTGTAGAACCACCAGATGTAGCGCCAAGCCCTACGGTAATCCCGTTTATTAGCGCATCATTAGTAGTTACAGAAAGAACTCCAGCCGTACTGATTGTTACTTGTGACGTACTTCCGTTTGTACCTAATCCAAGAGAAAAAGAACCAGAGGTTGTATGGCCTTTGCCTGATGTGCCTTGAATTAAGTTACCAGTAAATGAGACATTTGTGCCATCAAAAGTAAATGCTGAAGAAGTCGCTAATGCGCTTGTTGATGATGCATAAACTACACCATTAGAAGTAAAGCTAGTTAAACCCGTACCGCCTGATGTTGTTGGCAAAGCTGTGCCAGACAAAGTAATAGCTAATGTTCCGCTGGTTGTAATTGGCGAGCCAGAAACTGACAAGAAAGACGGAACAGTCGCCGCTACGCTTGTGACAGTACCTGTGTAATCAGTTCCCCAAGCAGGTGCGCCGCTAACGACACGCAAAATTTGGCCTGTGCTACCAATGCCAAGGCGTGACCATGTATTTGTAGCAGAGCCATAAAGCAGATCACCCGTAGTTACTGCTGTTTGGCCTGTGCCGCCATAAGTTGCACCAATTGCAGTTCCATTCCAAACACCCGTTGCAATTGTTCCAACTGAAGTTAAAGAAGAACTAACAACTGTGCTGTTAAGCGTTGTACCAGTAAGAGTGCCAGCCGCAGCAGTCACGGTTCCCGATGCGCCCAAAGCAATAGCCGTTCCGTTAACCGTTACAGAACTATTCACCAATGCACCATTGGGAATAGATGTCAATGATGCGCCGCTACCGCTGAACACAGTCGCCGACAATGTGCCAGTAGAAGGCACAAAAGACAGCTTGCTGGAACTTGTACCTAATGCGTAGTTGGTAGATGCCGCAGTACCAGGCGACATTGTGGGGTAAAACGTGCTAGAACTGCTGGTGTTATCAGTCACATACACATTGCTTGCCACAGTAGCCGTTGTTGCAGTCGTTGCCGAGGTTGCATTGCCAGACAAAGCACCGACAAAAGTGGTCGATGTAACGCTGGTCAGCCCTGCCAATGTCGTAGAGCTTGCGCCAAGGGCAATAGCGGTCGTTCCTACGGTAATTGAGGAGTTGTTAAGGGCAGAGTTAGGGATGCTGGTTAAAGATGCCCCAGAGCCGCTAAAAACCGTTGCCGTAAGCGTTCCAGTTGAAGGATTAAACTGATACTTAGTCGAGCTTGTGTATTCAGTCGTCAGATTTCCGCTAGTAGCAGCCGCAAACAATGGGTAACGGGTTGCGTTAGTGGTCGTATCGTCTGTGACCGTAGCGTAAGCAGTAGGCGTTGACCAAGTAGGTGCGCTTGAGCCATTAGAGGTCAGCACTTGGCCCGTTGTCCCTGCCGCTGAAATAGCCAAAGCAGAAGCGCCGGAATAGACCACGCCACCAGCAACAGCGGTCAAGTTAGCGCCTGTGCCGCCGTTTGATAGTCCAACTTGCCCAACAATGTTTCCAGCTTGAACTGACAAGATGCTTTTGTTAACGTAAATTGCGCCATTTGACGAATTTACATAAGCAACAGTTCCCAACTTGATTGCATAACCTGTTGGCGGGATTGTGTTTTGGAAATAGCCAGCAGAGTAAGGCGACAAATATAGAGTATCGCCAACGGTATAGCTGCCAGTATTGAGGCCTTGAACAAGACCAATGGTTGTTACATAGCCAGCCGTTCCAGTTGGAATAGCTTGGTTAGCCAGGCCAATCACGTTGCCAGTTGTCAGACTGTTAGCAATAGCAAGGGCAACATTGGGATATGTATACCCGCTGCTGGTTGACGTTACATAAACAGGCTGACCGATATTGATGGTGCTGCCAGTATTGTTATAAACCTTTAGCTGGATTTCCTCACCAATGTGCAACGTGTTGTTGGTTACATCATTGTAGTAAGCCAGCGCATTTTGATTGGTGTCATACCACAACCGACCTGCTGTATAGGTTGGCGCTGAAACAGCCGTAAACGTGGCGTAATTGCTAATTGATGGGTTATTCAGCGTTTCGCCTGTGCTTGTCACGCTGCTTAAAGTGCCGCCTGTAATAGCCACAGAATTGGCGTTTTGGGTAGCCATAGTACCCAAGCCAGTAATTGAGCTGCTAGGAATGGTTGTAGAGGC